CACCACAAAACGACACAAACCCCACCGTCGGCCGCCTAGTAAAAGTGACCTACATCATCCGCGCAATCTTCAACACGAAAGGAACCACAAATGACTTACCTGACTGACGAAAACAACCCAGACCCATACGAACTAATCGAAGCGGAACGAACCACCCGCCTAGACGCCGTCGCCCGTGCGTTCATCATGTGGAAAGGTTTGGAAGTCAACGGCAACCACCTAACCCCAATCGCTGAACAAGCGTTCACCAAAGCGTTCAACCAATACAAAGCCTTATACCAAGGCGGCAACGGTGACAGCATCGCCCACTACAAACTACAAGAAGCAGTCACAGACCTATACGAAGGCGAGTTCCAAACCCTAGTGTTAGGCAACCCACCAGCATGACAAGCCAACCAGCCAGCATGACAGACATCGCGTTCGATACTGGCCGCATAGCCGAACAGGTTCGCATCATCGCCCTGTTAGACAAACTGGCCACCAACCCGCCCATGCGTGGCGACATCGCCCTATCCGACCTTCGTCGACTAATCAAAGAACACAATGACTAACCCAGCGTTCACCATTGGCGACGCCGTCATCTATGCGGGAAGCAATTTAGACATTCTGCCAACCCTGCCAGACAACAGCGTCGACAGCATCGTCACCGACCCACCCTACGAACTAGGGTTCATGGGTAAGTCGTGGGACAGTAGCGGCATCGCTTACAGCGTCGAGTTGTGGCAGGAATGTTTACGGGTGCTAAAACCCGGCGGGCATTTGTTAGCGTTTAGCGGGTCACGCACTTATCACCGCATGACGGTCGCCATTGAAGACGCGGGGTTTGAAATCCGCGACATGATTAGTTGGGTGAGTAACAAAACCTTCCCCAAGTCACACAACATTGCGTTGGCCATTGACAAGGCGGCCGGAGTTCAAAACAATCGTGGCGCGCGTTTATCGGTTGCTGGCAACATAAACCAAGGCGAAGATGTCACCTATCCCGCTGGCATCGAAACCTATGAACAGATAACTGACAACGCCAAGAAATGGACGGGTTGGGGCACAGCGTTGAAACCAACCGTTGAACCTGTGGTCATGGCGCGTAAACCCGTCGAAGGCACGATTGCTGACAATGTGGTCAAGTATGGGGTGGGTGGGTTGAACATTGACGCCAGCAGAATTGAAACAAATGATGATTTATCAGGTGGTTCTTATGGTGGAACATTTGGTGCTTCACGCAATGAAGATGGTTCATTACCAAAAGCCATTGGTTCGGGTGATAAGGGTCGTTGGCCAGCGAACATTGTCTTAGACGAACACGCCGCCACCATCATTGACGAACAGGCCAGCGACGCGTCACGGTTCTTCTATGTTGCTAGGGCATCCAAAGCCGACCGCAACGAAGGACTAGACGAACTGCCAGTTCAAATGTCTAGAAAGTTTGCCCAAGACGAAACAACCTTAGCAACTATGCCGTTCGGGAAACAGCCAGTTGCGAACTTTCACCCCACCGTCAAACCAACCGACCTAATGCGCTACCTAATCAAACTAGTAACCCCAGCAGGTGGTGTAGTCCTAGACCCATTCACAGGCTCAGGGTCAACAGGCAAAGCCGCCATCCTCGACCACTACCAATTCATCGGCATCGAACTAACCCCCGAATACTTACCCATCATCCAAGGCCGACTTGAATGGGCACAACAACAGGCCAACCAACCCCAACCCGAAACACTATTCTAGGAACCCATGACCGACAACACACCAGAACTAACACCACCCACACCAGAGGAACTAGCCGAAGGCAACGCCGCCTACAACATGGTCGCCCAACAGTTAGGGTTCGCCATCGAAATGGGTCGCGACCTACGCGAAGCCGAAATCATCCAACTACTAGAAACCATGGCCAACGACCCAACCGCAACCGCCAGCGAAACAACCGCATGGCTACACGCCGCCACCAAAATTTACACCCCCCGCACCGAATAGTTTGCGTGAGATAAAGTAAAACCATGATGAGCAAAAAAGCCCCCGAACCAGCGTTGCTAGAAATCGAAGCGCAAGTCGTCGACCTACGCAAATCTGGTATGACTTGGGAAGGCATCGCCAACCTGACAGGTTACGCAAACGCTAGTGGTGCTTACCGCGCCTACCAACGCGCCGCTGAACGCATGGTGCGCCCCAACCTTGAAGAACACCGTGACATTGAACTGGAACGCTTAGACCGTATACAGGCAGGGTTGTGGGATAAAGCCATCACAGGGGACACGCGCGCCGTTGACAGCCTGTTACGAGTGTTTGACCGTCGCGCCCGGCTACTGGGTCTTGACGCACCAACGAACCTAAATGTGAAGGCACAGGTAGAAACCTATGACAGAAACAGCATCGACACAGCCGTCGCCGAACTTGCCGCTTTATTGGCTGGCGGCCAGACGGACATTGTGGACGCATCAACTGGCACGGCCTGACCAGATACCGACTGACACAACAGACTGGAACACTTGGCTAGTTTTGGCTGGCCGTGGTTGGGGTAAGACTAGGACGGCGGCGGAATGGTTGGCGTTCGAAGCGTCACGGAACCCAAACACGCGTTGGGCTATTGTTGCCCCCACATTCGCTGACGCCCGCGACACATGTGCCGAAGGTGTTTCTGGTGTGGTTAGTATTTTGCGCGAATACCATGCGTTGAAAGATTACAACCGAAGCATCGGTGAAGTCATCCTGACCAACGGGTCACGCATCAAACTATTCTCAGGTGAAGAACCGAACCGTTTGCGTGGCCAACAGTTTCATGGTGGCTGGTTTGACGAACTGGCGGCGTTCAAATACACGGAAGCGTTTGACCAATACAAGTTTGGTTTGCGTTTGGGTGAGCATCCCCAGACAGTCATCACAACCACCCCAAGACCGACCCGTCAAATCCGTGACTTGAACAGCCGCGACGACACCGTGGTCGTGCGTGGTTCCACCTTTGACAACGCCGCGAACTTGTCGGCCAGCGCACTAAACGAACTGAAGTTGCGTTACGAAGGCACAAGGCTTGGTCGTCAAGAATTGTATGGCGAAATCATTGACGACATTGAAGGCGCGTTGTGGTCGCGTGACATGGTCGAAGACGCCCGCGTAACCGAAGCACCACCGCTAACGCGCATCGTGGTGGCCATTGACCCAGCCGTGACTTCTGGCGGCGACAGCGACATGACAGGCATCGTTGTGGCAGGTGTGGCCAACGACGGTCACTATTATGTTTTGGAAGACTTGACTTTACGCGCAAGCCCGCAAGTGTGGGCGGCCGCCGCGGTAGCCGCCTACCATCGACACAAAGCCGACCGTATTGTTGGCGAAACAAACAACGGCGGCGACATGATTGAACTGGTGTTGCGTCAAGTTGACCCGTCGATTGCTTACACGAAGGTCACAGCAACGCGTGGGAAGTTGGTTCGTGCTGAACCGATTGCCGCCCTGTATGAGCAACACCGCGCCCATCATGTTGGTGCGTTCCCTGAGTTGGAAGACCAGATGACGCAATGGACACCTGACAGCGGGGACAGCCCTGACCGTATGGATGCCATGGTGTGGGCTATGACGGACTTGATGGCTGGCCAGTCTTCGATGATGGGGTTGGCGGCGTTGGCTCAGTTCTGTCCGTCGTGTCGTATGCCCGCGCCGAAGTCGGCGTCTGTGTGTCCGTCGTGTGGTCATGGTTTGGGTGTTTGACCGTTATCAAATCGTTATAAAGTTTTTTGTGTAAATGGTTGAACCATCTGGTTCATCTGTGTCATACTGGTCTTACGAACCAAACGGTTCAGACACTAAACGGAAGGCACACCATGAACACTCAGGCAAACGACTACATCAACAAGGGCATCAAGATGAGCGCAATCAACGAAGGCATCGACGCGATGACCGTATTCGCAACCGTCGAAGAACGCGACGCTTTTATCGCCCTGTTCCCTAAGTCAGTCAAGGTTGTGGCTTCAACCCTGTCAGGCTATGACATGGAAACTAGCAGTTCATGGTCAGCACCAATCGCCGCTTGGGGCGTTCGCATCGACGCCGACGGCGTCAACGGTGGCGTCAACGAAACTGGCATCAAGCGCATCAACAAGTTCATGGCAGTCGCCAAGGCCAGCGGCATGAACATGACTTGGTCAATGAACTACCAGAACAGCATCACCGAAGACCAGTTCTTCGCAATCATCAAAGGGTCGGTCGCGTAAGCGGCCACCCGACAACCAAGGAAGGCAAACCAATGACCAAGGTTGAAGCAAAACTAATCGCTGGGTTTGATGCCGCGCGCGAGTATTCAGACAGCCCGAATGTTCACGAAATCGTTCGCGAAGCCATGGCCGACATCAAATGGTCTTGGTCGTCATACAGCCGTTACAGCCATGTTCTGTTCACAATGTTGGGAACCGTGTTTGAAGCCCCAAATTCTATTCAGCGCGACCGTGGCGAAGATTACGAATGGTTCCGTGTCGTTCTTCAAAAGGTTGGTAAGTAACCAACACACAACCCCCAGACCGCCTACCCCCTAGGCACAGAAACCCCGCCAACCCCCAAGGCGGGGTTTTCTGTTTCACCCACTACACTTGAACCCATAGCCGTTAGAGATAGGAACAACCTATGGGCATCCTAGACAACTTCGCCAAACTGGTCGCCGACCAAATCGCGAAGGCCGCACCAACCGCCACCCCATACAGCCAGACCGAAATACAACAGGCCAGCGGTCAAATCCCCCAGTCATTCGGCACTAGCGTCGGCCTTGACCGCAACCCGTTGGGCGGCAATGTGCCATTCAGCGCGGGCGTTCCAATCATTCCGGGCGCAATCAACCGTGTTCGTGAAGACGGCCGCCCAGACCCACGCCGATACGAATACCAAGTCGCCCAAAACATCAACATCACCGAAACCCGTCTTGTGCCATTCAAGACACTTCGCGCGGCCGCTGACCAGATTGACATCTTGCGTCGTTGTATCGAAGTGACCAAGGCGAAGATTACTTCGCTTGACTGGGACATCGTTCTAGCCCCGTCAGCAACCGAACGCGTCATGGCCGAAACAGGCGAAAAGACTTACACCCGCGCACAAGAACTGGCCAAAGAAAAGTTCAACGACGACATCAACCGTCTAAAAACTTTCTGGTATGTCCCCGATGTTTCAAACGGTCTAATCTTCGCCGACTGGTTGAACATGTTTTTGGAAGACAACCTAGTGTTAGACGCCGTCGCCGTATGGCCACAAGCGTCCGTAGGTGGCGACCTAAAAGGTTTACAGGTGCTTGACGGGTCAACCATCAAACCCCTAATCGACGACCGTGGTATGCGACCACAGGCACCGTTCCCAGCGTTCCAACAAATCCTTTACGGGTTCCCACGAAGCGAGTTCAGCGCGGCCGAAGAAACCGAAGAAGCCGACGGCGAGTTCAGTTGCGACGAACTCAGTTACTTGGTGAAGAACCGTCGCACTACCACCGTTTACGGTTACAGCCCAACCGAACGCGCGTTGCCTTTAGCCGACCTTTACCTTCGACGCCAACAATGGTTGCGCGCCGAATACACCGACGGCGTCATGCCCGAAATGTTTTTTGAAACCGACGCCAACTTCGGCAACAACCCCGACCTGTTACGCGCCTACGAAAACATTTTCAACGACGACCTAGCGGGACAGACCGAACAGCGCAAACGCGCCCGCCTACTACCCAACGGGTTACACCCTGTCCAGATGGACGGTTACGGCGAACGGTTCAAAAACGACATTGACATGTTCCTAATCGAAAGCATTTGCGGCCACTTCGGTGTCATGCCAACAGAGATTGGTTACGCCCCGAAGTCTGGTTTAGGTGGGGCAGGTCACCAGTCGGGTCAAGCACAAACCAGCGAAGTGTTAGCAACCCTGCCACTAACCGAATGGGTTGGTGCGATGCTCAGCCAGTTGTCTTACATTTACCTTGGTATGCCACGCGAACTTGAATTCAAGTTCATGCCGTCGAAACGCAACGACAACGAAGCCGCCGCCCGTGCCCGCGACATCGACACAAAGAACGGCCAGTTAGCAATCAACGAAGCCCGTTCAGCCGCTGGCCTACCGTTGCTATCATCGCCTTACGCTGACCGTCCAATGATTGTCACCACATCGGGCAACTACTTCGTAACCGATGAAGGATTGGAACCGTTCCCAACATCAGCGGTCGTTGACCCTGACGCACTAACCGAACCAACCCTGCCAACCAACAGCCCAGAAGTTCCACCAGCAGGTCAAGAACTACCTGACACCACAGCCAACGAAACACCGTCAAGCGAACCTGACGCACCAAACGAAAACACCACCGACGAAGACACCCTAGACGAAGCCGACAACGGCCTAGCATCCAAAGCGGTTCGTGACGAAGTGAAAGCGTTCATCCGTTGGTTGAAGAAATCACCTAAACGCGACTTCGACTTCCAACACCTGCCAACCGTGTTCGGTGACACTCTAAACAAGTTTGTGGCCGTCGATGACTATGACGGTGCGCGCTGGTATGCGGAACGCTACCTAGCATGAAACTTTGGCGTCAAGTAGATGGCGTTCTACTTCGCACCGCCACCGACCACGCCGACAAAATACGCGAAGCAATTAGGTCGTCGGTAAATGTTGACGACATCATTCAGGCATGGCATCACGCCTACCCTTCTGGCGGGTCTATACGCCCCGTCGACGCTCGTGCGTGGGCGCGTCTAAACATTCACCCCAAAACGGAAACGCTGGCCGCCGTGTTGCGTTTGGTTCGCGCTAACGGTTGGGTGTTAGGTTCCGATGTTGCCGTCGCGGGTTACGCCCAAGCCAAAATTCGCACCAGCAACAAAGCCCCAACAGCGGAAGACTTGAACGCCGCGTTGACAACGAACTGGGATAACTGGACGCCGGGTAACCGTGGTGCCGCCGAACTGGTCGCCCCGTCGGGTGGGTTGCGTCAGTTGTTGAACCGTGGCAACGCCGACATCAAAGGCATCACCGACACCACCCTTGACCGTATCGGCACCCATTTGGCTGACGCACTAAACACAGGTTCAGCGTTCACTTCGTTGGCTGACACCCTGTTGCGTGACAACATACTGAACACCATCAACGACCCGAACCGTGCGTTGGCGATTGCGGTGACCGAAACCAGTCGTGCGTTGAATGTTTCAGCGATGGACAGTTACAACAAGTTCGGTGTTGAAAAGGTTGAATGGTTGGCGTTGGAACCTTGTGAGGAATGTGCCGACAACGATGGCGAAATTGTTGAGTTGGGGCAGGAGTTCCCTAGCGGCGATACTGAACCGCCTGTCCATCCAAACTGCCGTTGTACGGTGTTGCCTGTTGTTGACGACAGCGCACCCGCCGCGCTGGCCGATGATGAAGGTGACAGCGTTGACGCCATTGAAGAAACACCAACCGAACCAGACAGCACTTTTGACGATTTTGTGACTAGCGAAGTAACCGACACGGTTGCGGGTGAAGCGTTGGGTGAAACCGAAGCGGTCATCGCTGACGCCACCGAAGGCCGAACCATTACCAGCCAATACGAAGCGGCTAACGAATTATGGAAACCGTTGGTTGAAGATTTGACCGACCAAACTTACAACACCACACATTTGGACAGCCCAGAAACCGCGGCATCTTTGAAGCAAGCAGTCAGCGAAAACTTAGCAACGAAGTTGGCTGACTACCCGTTACAAGATGTTATGGCCGCCGCAAGATTTGACGAATACGACATCATCAACATGGTCAACCCAAACCCAGACGCGACTGGTATCGGCAACTTCTTCGCCGTATCTCGCAACGCCGAAGGCATGGTTGCGCCGTGGCGCGGCAACTTCATTCCAGAAGCAACTTACAAAGCGGCAAACCCAGAACTTGTCAACATTACCGATTGGCAAAGCGCGGTCACGCGCGACCAGTTTGAAAACACTTTGCGATACATCAACGACAACCCAGTTGACGGCCGCGCGATGACCGTCTTTTCACCCGGCACCCCAGAAGCAAACCAACTTCTTCGTGAAGGTTCAAGTAATTACTTTACGAAAACTTGGGCGCAAACATCAAACAACGAAAACAGTTTGTCACTTGCGTTTCAAGATGTTGCTAAAGAACACTTTGGTCTAACCAACACAGCCGACTGGCAGATAGACAAATCGGTTCGCGACCGTGTTGACGCACTAATCAACGCTCACAGCGACATCTACAAAACAATTCTTCAAACCCAATACGACGCCACCCAAGCGTTCTTCAAAGAACGCGGCATCACCGAAATCACCCTGTTCCGCGGGGTTCGCGAATACGCCACAGGGTCGACCGTCAGCGCGTCAAACATTGAAACAGCCCTTAGACCATTGTCGTCATTCAGCACCAGCACCCGCACCGCTTTAGGATTTGCGAAGTCATACAACAATTCGGCCGTATTCCAATACACGGTTCCAGTCGAACGCATCCTGTCCATGCCCGGAACAGGATTTGGTTGCTATGAAGAATACGAAACGGTAGTCTTAGGTGGAACGCAACAAATGAATGTTGCGAACGCCAAGGACTTCCAAGACTGGGTCAGCCAGTTGGGTAAGCCCGAAGACTTTTGGAAGAAGTGATGTTCAACCTAGACAACAACATGACTAACAGCGACTGGGTCAAACAGTCGTGGGATGTTGGCGTGGACACGCTTGAAGGTTACCTAGGCGCGAACGGTTTGGTAAACGCCGATGTTGAAGCACAGAAAGCCGCCGTCAAACACTTCACCGAACTGCCCGCCTACGCCGCCGCACCAGACAACTTCAAACACGAAGTCGACCTGTTCCTAAATTCGGCCAGCAAAGCCATACGCCCCGAACTGAAACGACCACCATCTCAAGGTGTCCCGTCAGCCCTAGAAGTTGCCCGCGCCCTATCACGCCTAGACATCCTACCCAACGCACCAGACCCAACACTTGAAGACCCAACCAAGTATGTCGAAAGCCCATGGACTATCGTCAACACTTTCACCGTCAACCCAAACCTGTGGGACGACGCCGTGTTAGCAGTCGTCAACCTTGACGACCTAGTCGCCACCGACCCATTCCTGAACCGTAAGAAAGTTGCCAAACGCATCGAAGCCATGGGGCAAGCAATCACACCAAACCGTCACTATGCGTTGGTCGTTGTTAGGGATGGGCAGTATACAATTATTGACGGGCACCATCGCCTGATGGCGCAATGGCTTCTTGGTCAAGCAACCGCGGCCGCATGGGTCGTAACTTTGAAAGGTTCAAACTAATGGCACTAATTCACTTGAACGCAACCGTAGGAACTTCACCAACCGCGCTAGTAAATCTTCCGACTGGTCAACCATCTACCGCCGTCCAAATCTGTAACAACCACACCGCCGTCATTTACTTGGGCGACATAACCGTGTCAACTTCTGGCGCAACCCGTGGCAACCAGTTGGCCGTCAACGCGTCAGTTCAAATCTGGTTGCGACCCGGCGATGTTCTTTATGCCGTATCAGCCGCCGCGACCGCCGCGGGTGCCGTGTCAATCATTTACTCAGGGAACTAATAATGTCTGAACTCGCACACTCATACGCCGCGATTACCAAGTCTGAGAAACAAGCCGACGGCACCCTAAAGGTTTACGGCAAAGCAACCGACGACAGCCTAGACATCGACAACCAAATCTGTGACGAAACATGGTTGGCTCAGGCCATGCCTGATTGGTTCACTACTGGCGGCAATGTGCGCGAACAGCACAGCAACATCGCCGCGGGTGTCGCCACCGACTACGAAAAGAAAGCCGACGGGCACTACATCACCGCGCTAGTCGTTGACCCTGTCAGCGTCAAGAAAGTAGAGACGGGTGTGCTGAAAGGTTTCAGTATTGGTATCCGTTCCCCTAGAGTTGTTAGAGATAACAAAGCGGTCAACGGTCGTATCATCGACGGCCAGATTGTCGAAGTGTCGTTGGTCGACCGACCAGCAAACCCGAACGCTAAACTTATGCTCGCGAAGGCGGCAGAAAGCGGTGAACTCATGGCAGTAGAACAGAACATCCCATCCCCAGCGGATGTTGCCAAAGCAATGTCGAAGTCGGCTGACGCCCCTGTGACCGATGTTGAAATCGAAGACGCCCCAATCGTGGACACCCCAATCGTGGACGCCCCAGTAGTTGTTGACGGCGAACTTGACCCTGTTGTTGACGACGCTGACGACGCCCCAGTCATCACCCCAGAAGCCGAAATTGTGAACGCGTCTAAGTCGCTACTGGCCACACTAAACAAGTTTGACCAAGCAACTTACGACAACGCCGTCGCCGCACTATCCGACCTTATTGTTGTCGAAGCGACTGAGATGAAAGACGGCGATGACGAACGCCACAGCATCAAAGAACTTTTGCGCGCCGTCAAACACCTGTTCCATTGGTATCGTGGCGAAGTTGAAGAAGGCGAAGTTGCGGATGTCAACCCAATCATCGCTGACGACGAAGTTTCAGCCGAAGACATTCTGCTATCCGCCGACATGGAAATGTCTGACGACATGAAGGTTCTAGGCGACGACGAAACTTGTAAAGAATGTGGCGAGATTGGCAAGGCATGTAAATGCTACAAAGCCGACGACGCCATGAAGGCCGTGGCACCAGCCCCGACCACCATAAACTTCGATGATGACCAACTGGCCAGCATTGTAGAAAAGGCAGTAACTAGCGCAAAGGAAAGCGTAGCGAACGAAATCGAAGCCTTGAAGGCGGCCGCACAAGCCGCTGAACAGAAGGCCGTTCAGTTCGAAGCCGACTTGGCAGTCGCCTTGACCAAGGCAGTAGGAACCGGGCCAAAGCGTTCTGTTCTTACCCAGAAGTCAGCAACAATCGACGACCTTCTTGTGAAGGCCGCCGAATACACCCGAAAGGCCGACACGACTTTGGACACGGTTCTCGCAAAGGGATACCGTGACCTAGCCGCCGACCTAACCAAAAAGGCCGCCAAGGCCGGAAAGCAGTAAAGACATGGAAGCAGTAAAAGCCGCTGACCTGTTCGCCGACGCATCTTCACCAAAGAAGGCCGCACAGGCACAGGAAGCATACCTAGGCGAACTAAACAAATCGTTCGCCAACCCAGCAAACTCACCAATGGAAATTGGTCAGCCAGCCGTTGACCCAATGAAGGCACTAGAAGCCCTAGTTGCTAACAAGTCCCTTTCGCCAGATGCCGTCGGTTCGCTAAACACCGCACTAGCATCACAGCGTCAGGCACAGGCCGACATCATCAAGGACATCACCCTAACCACGCCACTATCGACCGCGTTCGCCGCGTTCGACCTAGAGGCACCAGCCAAGTTGCTAACCCCACGCCCAACCCCATTGCGTAACAAGATTGCGCGTAAGAAGGGTGTAGGCACCGCGCACCGCATCAAGCGCATCACGGGTTACACAGGAACTGGAACTGGCGGTCAGGGACAGATTTGGCCGGGCATCACCGAAAGCACCACAAACGCGTTCGGTTCTGTCAACTTCCAGCGTGGGCCGAAAATTGCCTACTCAGCCGAAGACGCCATCTTCCCTTACTTCTCATACTCACTAAGCGACGCCGTATCGTTCGACGCCAACTTCTCAGGTATGGGTTACCAAGACCTTCGTCAGTTGTCATCGACCAGCACCCTATACGCAACCATGCTTATGGAAGAGCGTATGATGTTGATGTCGCGTGGAACCGCATCGGGTCTATCGGGCGCACTAGCCGCACCTTCGTCAGTTACCCTAGGCCAGCGCGCCGCGGCTAACGGTGAAGTAGCACTAGCCGCAACGACCTACTATGTCTATGTAACCAGCGACGCTGGCGCGTTCGGCGAGTCAGTTTCGTCAACCGTTCAGTCGTTGGCAGTTACTTCGGGCAATGTCCTGACCGTAACCGTCAACAATGTGACCGGCGCACTAGGCACAAAGGTCTATGTTGGAACCACCACGGGCAACGCTAACGCGAAGTTCCAAGGCCGTTTCACTTCCCTAACTGGTGTAGTAAACGGTGCTGGTGGTCTATCGACCAACGACACCATCATCTACTCAACCGCGTCGACCGTAACCGCGCCAACCGCCGACACTTCGGCATACGCAACTGGTTACGACGGCATCATCCCGCAAATCATCAGCAACGGTGGTTTCGTGAATGAGGTCAACAGCCAGTTCAGCACCAGCAACCCGGGCGTCGAGTTCCAGACCGTATTCCAAGGTCTATACGACAGCGTCAAGGCTGACCCAGATGAAATCCTTATCAACGGTTCAGACCGCAAGCAGTTGTCGGACGCTATCAAGAACGGTTCAACCGCGAACTACCGTTTGAACTTGTCACAGGATGACGCTGGCAACTATGTTGGCGGTGCCGTCATTGGTGCGCTTCACAACGAAGTCACGGGCAAACTGGTCAACCTGACCGTTCACCCATGGCTACCACAGGGAGTTGCCCCAGTCATGTCCTACACCCTTCCAATTCCTGACACCGAAGTTTCGGATGTTTGGGCAGTTGTGAATGTTCAGGACTACATGGGCATCCAATGGCCTGTAACTCAGTTCTCGTACGAGTTCAGCACCTACTTCCGCGGCACCATGGTTGGTTACGCACCAGCATGGAACGGTATCGTTACTGGTATCAAGTCGGCCTAGTAGACTAGCCACAAGGGAAGGCGGGGCAAGCGTAAAAGTTTGCCCCGCCTTTACCAATCTAGGAAGGTAGAAACATGGCTGACATGCGTGGCCAAGACGGTGTTCAAGGCGTTGACATCAAGACCAGCAAAGGCACGAAGAAACTTTCGGCTGATAAGACTGGCCGCATCCAAGTCGATGACCCGAAACTGGTCAAGGCTTTGAAGGATGAAGGTTTCACTATGGCGGCAATCGCCAGCGTTGGGTTTCGTGTCGACGGACATGATTGTTTAGGTTGTGGGTTTACTTCGGTGTTCCGAAAGTTTACTTGCCCAAAATGTAAGGTAGAAAATGACTTCCGCGATTAGCCCAATC